AAAGCTTTTTGTAAATTGTCTATGTCTGGTTTTGACTGGTGGAATCTACCATGATACAATTTCTTTTTCTTCTTGGACCAAGAGGGAGGAACCGGAATCACAAATGTAATTGACGCTCCAACCGGAGGCATGACAAAAGATTTTCTTTTTGCCTCAGCTGAAAGTTCTAGTTTATAGTTGTTATACCTCTCTAGTCTAAGTAGTCTTTTTAGGCCGGCTGGTCTTAACTTATCTCTTGGGATTCTGAAGAATATTGAATCACCTTGTGTTGCTCTGACGTGAGTTTGAGGTGTGATGTTAAGAATTACTTTCCTCAAGTGATACATTTTTTACTGCCTTGATCAAAATAGTTTCCATCATTTTCTTTAATGACCATTGCTTTTTTTCTGCTAAAACTGTTAGCTTGTCAATGATTTCTTGTTCAAGTTGAACTTCTTTTCTTAATTTATTCATTTCCGTATAGTTTACGATAAATATACGAAATAACTAGGTAAGGACAAAAAAACCTCCTTTTTTAAGGGAGGCTCAAAGTAATAACAAACCAACTAAACCGAGTTTAATACTTTTAGTATTTTGATTTCTTTAAATCTTTAGACATTGATTTTAATAATTTAGGTTTTTTAGAGCCAGATATATTATCCATAACTCTTTTAGCACCTCCGGCCAATCTTTCGGCACTTGATACTATATTACCTACAATAGCCTCGCCAACACCCTCTTTTAAACCGCTTGGGCTTGGTGACTTATATTCTGGAGATTTTTTCTTATTATCGCTATCAAATTTCTTCTGCATAGCAGCCTCAAATTTAGCCTTTAAACTAGGCTTACCCATCTCTCCTACTTCTTTCTTAGATCTTAGCATTTTGAAATCCTGAGAGTCAATTTTGCCGTTATCGTTCTTATCTAATTTTGATTGATTTCCTTGCATTTTTATATGTTTTATTACATTCCTGCTTTAGCTTGAGCTTTTCTCTTTTCTGCATCAAGAATAGCCATCATTTTTGCTCTTCCTGAAGCCTTTTTTTCACTAGCTAGTCTTTCAATTCTTTCCTTAAAAGTTTCTTTAAATTCAGGGTAATCTGTAGCTTTTGCAGCTTCACCTAGTTTCTTAACTTTAAGCATCTCAGAATTAGGGATTCTTTCTACTTCTTCGTCACCTTCAGTAGATTTATATTTAGCTTTTACTGAAACCTCACCACTTTTTGGATCCATTTCTGTTCTTCTAGTTCCTTTTAAACCTAATGATTTATACGAAGATCCAAAGTCTTTTTCACCCTGAGTTAATTCAGCTTGCTCTTCTTTCATGCCTTCAATTCTGGCCATTTTAGCCTCTGTATCAGCTTTTGATATTGATTTTGGAGCAACAGTCGTTTTTTTCTTTTCGTAAGTAACAACTGTTTCAGCTGGCTTTCTTTTACCACCGCCAAGCTTCTTCATTGATTTTAACATAGCTATGTTTTTATACCCAAATATACCATATTTTCACCATTTCCATCATTCTAATACGAAAAAAATTTTAAAATCATCTGCATAAACACTTCTCTGAGGTACCCCGCGGTAAATTTCCTCGCAAAAAAAAATGGGGGTTTCAATTTTCTAGCACCGAGTACCCCCCTTTGTTGGATTCCTTGCGCCTTCCCTTGTATATGGTATGTGGCGCGGGTTTCGTTGGGCTTGGGGCTTGGCTTGGTTGGTCATGCAATTGGTTGCGGTGTGGTGTGGTTGGGTGGGCTTAATTGCTCCTAGGTAATGGATTAGGGAGAGGGTTTTTGTAGCTACAATTTGGTTATTATCGTAACAAATCGTAACTTAGCGTAACAAAACGTAACAAAACGTAACAAATCGTAACATTATGATAAAGAAAAAAGAAAACTGCGAATATTGCGGTGAAAAAATGGAAAGTATAACTGCTAAAAAAAGGTTTTGCTCTGAAAAATGTAGAGTATACTCATCTAGGATAAAAAGTGTTTTAAAAAATGAGCCGGAAAAGCAAATAATCGGCTCAAATTTGGAAGATGTACGCAAATTGGTACAAATACCTGTACAAAGTGAAAAAAAGCCGATTTTGGAGCCTCCTAGTCACTTAACTGGAATAGATTTAGTAATATGGAAAGCTGAAAATCAAAAATAATTCGTAAATTAGCGTATGAAAAACAAACTACAAATGATGAAACGCGCGGATGGATCATATTCTCGTAGGGGATTATGGGATAATATTCGTGCCAACAAAGGAAGTGGAAAGAAGCCAACTCCGGAAATGTTGAAACAAGAGAAAAAAATTAAAGCAGAAGAAAAAAAATAGTTATGTCAGGAGCTTGGCAAAGAAAAGAAGGTAAAAATCCAGAAGGCGGATTAAACGCAAAAGGTCGTGCATCTTACAATGCTGAAACTGGTGGTAATTTAAAAGCCCCAGTTAAATCTGGTGTAAATCCTAGAAGGGTTTCATTTGCTGCTAGATTTAGTGGCATGTTAGGTGCTATGAAAAAACCTAATGGTGAACCTACTCGTAAGGCATTGGCTCTTAAAGCTTGGGGATTTGGTAGCGTTGAAGCTGCTCGTAAATTTGCAAATGCACATAAGAAATCATAATGAGCAAGTTAAAATCAATGCAGCAAAATCCTCCTATAGTCACTAAAAATAGGAAAGAAATTGTAAGAAGCATAAGACCATTTGCTCGTAAAAATGAAAATGGAACTGTTTCTACTCATGTTATGGAATATGGTGAAGGTTCTGGAAAATATAAATATCAAGCAAACCCTACAATATTCCCAAATAAAGATAGTAGTTGGACCGATTTGCAAGGAAAGGGAATGGCGGCTTATAATGAAGCTAAAAAAAGAGGAGAGGTTTTTGGTTTTAAAAATAAAAAAAGAGCCGAAAAATTTGCTTATGGATCTTGGAAGCAAGGTCAAGATAGAAGAGAAGCCATGAAAGCTTATAGAAATAGAAATAAAGAATAAATAAGGCGGTTTTTAGGCCGCCTTTATTATTTACTTCAACTCCATCTTATTTATCCTGTAATTTTCTTCGTTCCTGTATGTAATAATTATACTATTGTATTGAAATATCTCTACCGAATAATTAATACCATCTCTAGTCCATTCGGAAATAAAGTTTGACTTTTCATTTCTCACCGCTTCCATTTCATATCCCTTAAAGTCTTTATCGTAAGGTGATTTAAAAGACTCTGAATACATATCTGGGTTACCGTATTTGTCTGAAAATACTTTTACATACTTTTTATAGTTTGCAAGTAATTCATCCCATGTATTAGCATCTCCAACATAAGCACTTAATACAACTGGCTTATTTGACTTAATCGTATTTACAAGATAAACTCTAGTAAGCTTGTTATCATACTCTCCAGAAAGTTTAAGTGTTTCACCTGCTGCGTAATCAAAAGTAAATCCTTTTGTTTTTAACTTTGATAATAAAAGGTTCCTATCTTCTTTTAAATTAATGCCATCAAATATCTGTGACATTGCAGTGTTTACTAAGAAGATAATGATTAGTGTGGTTGTTATTAGCTTTTTCATTTTTTTGGTTTTGTGGTTATTAATCTTTTTCTGCTTGCATTTCTAAAATCTGCCTGCCTTTGTCTGATAAAGGCCTTGCAAATAGTCTTAGCTTCTTCCCAGTTGTTGGACATAAAAATGTTATACCAACGTCCATGTAAGACTTCAATACAATTTCCATTACGCCATCTGAGCTTTCACTAGCACCAATTACATGTGGATCATCATAATCAAATTGCATACAAAAGTCGCATCCATCAAGTACTTGTGCATTAGATGGTAGGTTGAGTTCTTTTTCTTTTTTCTTAGCCATTTTTATTTATTTATTTCGTTAATGTCAACAATTTTTACTTCTTCTCCGTTTATCATAGCATCTAATGTGGACTCTATAATTTCTCTTTGTTCTGGGTTCAATAAAGCAACCTTTTCAACTATAGCTGGAACTGCAAAAACATCACTTTGTATTTCGTTTTTAATTCCAAGTCTAACTTCAGTTGTAAGGAACGGGTGGGTTATAATATCATTAAAAATCCAATCTATTTTTTTACTATAATTTTTAAATATTCTTTCGCCCTGTGAGTTGGGGAACTGCCTGCAAAAATCTTCTAATTGCTCTTGAGCCATTTTTAAATTTTGGATTGCACTTATGATATTAGCTCCGGTCATTTATTGAAATTTAAATGTTTGTTTTCAAGTTCAAATAAAAATTCTCTTGCTTTTTCTACCTTATGTTGAATCTTTAAAATATCATCCTCGTTTCTTTCAACATTAAATATTAATATTCTTTCTGAAATATCAATATCATCAAAAGTCAAACTAAATTCTAATTTAAGAGCTTCTTTTACATATTCTGGGCTTTCTTCTGAAATAACATTCATCTTATTAAGTAAATATCTTTTTTCTTGTTCAATAATATTGAATGGTGTATTTACAAGACAATATGCAATATGTCCACTAGTAGCACCAGTAAGCCACATGTAAGATTGGAGCTGCCAGTAATATAAATTATCAAGCTTGTCTGGTATATTCCCTAAGAATGTCCATAGATCATAGCTTGATTTAATATCAATAACCTTATTTGGATTGACAGTAATTATATCTGGATGCCCCGATATGTAATCATTAGTAAATCTATGTTCATTTTTACCATAACCCACAAACCAATAACGATTTAAAAGATCAATTGAATCATCTTCAACTTCAACACCTTTCTTCATTTGTTTTGTTTGTATATCTCGCTTTCTACCATATTTTTCAGCGATATAAACTTCAATTAAATGTTTTTGTGCAGTTTTTGATAATACACCAGCTTCTTTGTCGGCTTTAGTTACCGGCTCTGTCATTAGGTAGCCAACAGAACTTGATCTAATAAGTGTTTCACTCCAGTTCATAATTAAAGTTTGTTTAGTTTGTTATTATAATATTCCAGCAATTCAGGATTGTTTTTACACATTAGTTCCCAAGCTTTTAATTCTTGTTTTGTTGTGCAAGAATCAATAAACTCTTTTGTTCTTTCTGTTAACGTCTTTTTTGACTGTGTTGGTATTACCTTTTCAATAATTGGTTCATCTTGTTCAAAATAAAACCCAGCTTCTTCAATTTGCTTAACACTCTTTTTATGGTATTCTTCTACTAGTTGCCTTGCATTATCAAGAGCTTTGTCTGCTGATTCTCCCGGATTCAGTGCAAACTCAACTCCTATTTTTTCTGATGAATAATTACCTAAATTAAATGTTCTGGTGTAGTGGATGGTTTGTATATGCATAATACTTATTTTATTCTAGTTACATTCGTTTGCTTGTCAGTTGACTTAATCTTGAATACTTTGTTTTTGTGTTCTTCTTTTCTTTTGAGATTAGAAACCATAACCATTACAGATGTATATGGGTTTTCTAATAGTAAACTTTCTCCTACTTGCAGTTCTGATACCTTGCTTGATACCGAATCTGGACTAATGTTTCTTGCCATTTTATGTGTTTTTAATATTTGAGTACAAAATTAATTTAATTAATTTAATTAAAAAAATAAATTTAATTAAATTTCTTCTTTATTAGATTCAGCTTTGATCTATACTCAATAATTAAAGACTTTAATTCTTCTTTTGTAGGCTTAGCAACCTGTCTGGCCAACTCTCTCAAATACTCTACTACCCCATTGTTTTCTGCATCAAGTTTGTATTCAAACTCTTCTAAATTACCCATCTTAAAGTAATTTTCTTCCATAGATTGTGGTCTACAATTAGCCTCTAACCATCTGGTGCCAAGATTTGCTCTGGGAATAAAATGACCGCATTGTATTTCCTGCCATTTTATCTTTTTGCCAGATGTATAACATTCTACCATACCTTGTTTATCCGCATATTTACATCTTATGTATTGGCTAAATACATGATCCAAATCTGAAACTAAATTTTGAAAGCTTTCTCCATCATCTTCAAATTCTTCCATTCTTTTTTGCGTAGATTCAATAGTAGCGCATTGTTTACACATCTTTTTTGAAAAATGGTAATCAATGTTTCCGCATCTAACGCATCTCTTTTTCTTTACTATTATCGTTGAGTTTCTCATCTTCTTTTAGTTTATGTAGTTTGTTATTAATAAATTTATATTTACCAGCATATTTACTGTTTTTGGTAACCTCTATTATCAAATCCAATTTTTTAGCCAAATCATATATTAATTCTCTATTTTCCATTTGCAAATTTAATTAAATTAATTAAAACACAAAATTATTTTTAAAAAAAATTAAAAATATTTGGGAATTTAAAAATTAATACTACTTTTGCTATTCAACAATAAACTTTATGGAAGAAATCAAAACAATGAAGCTTCATGAACGAATCAAGGAAGCTATGGATGGTCGCACTCAGCGTTGGCTTTCATTAAATGCCAAGATACCAGAATCGGAATTATCGCGCAAAATGCAGGGTAAATTACTATTTACGGATAGTGAGATTACACGCATAAATGAAGCTTTAAAAACCGATTTAATAAACGATTAAGATTTTAAAATGCCAAAAGATACATTCTACTTCTCACACGACTATAATGCTCGTAATGATGAGAAGATAAAAAGGCTGATTAGGAAACATGGTATGCAAGGGTATGGTGTTTTTTGGTCAATAGTTGAAGATTTATATAACAATGCGAACGCATTGCGAACGGATTACGAAGGCATTGCGTATGATTTAAGGTCGGATAGCGAACTTGTAGCGAGCGTAGTAAATGACTTTGATTTATTCATTTTTAATGGTGATTATTTTGGTAGTAATTCTGTTCAAGAAAGACTAGAGCAAAGAAATGACAAAAGCGCAAAAGCAAGAAAATCAGCTAGTTATAGATGGGATAATGCGAACGCATTGCAAACGCAATCCGATAGCAATGCTAAAAAGGAAAGGAAAGGAAAGGAAATAAAAGGAAAGGAAATAAAAGAAATAAATATATCGTTTGATATTTTTTGGGATTTATATGACAAGAAGGTTGGTGATAAGGAGAAGTTGAAAAAGAAATGGGATTCAATGAAGGATGATGATAGGAGTTCAATTATTGAGTATATCCCAAAGTATAAATTGATTCAGCCAGAAAAGAAGTTTAGAAAGGATCCTCAGACTTTCTTTAACAACAGTTCTTGGAATGATGAATTGATTGGTTCTTCTGATATACCAAAAACACAGATTTACAAAAATGGAGATTTTGAGGCTTACAAGAAAAGACAACAGGAATTAGGAAAAACTTTAAATTAATACGATGATAGCTACTATTTTTAAAAACATTTTTAGCAAGGAACCACATTTTATAACGATTGAAAAAGCTTTAGAAAGAATTAAAACTGGTTCAAGTAAAGAACTGGTTACTGAAATTAGGAATACGCTTGATAAGGAAAAGGCTAATAAAATTAAGTTAAATCTACCTTCAGTATGTTTTAGTGGAAAGTTTGGAGCAGATAGAAAGGATGAACAACTTATTGAGCATAGCGGATTTATTGTGCTTGACTTTGATGATATATCTGATTTAAGGGATAAGCAAACGGAAATTATTTCTAATGATTTTGTTTATGCATGTTGGGTAAGCCCATCTGGTAATGGCCTAAAAGCATTGGTAAAGATAGCCGATGGTTCAAAGCATAGAGAACATTTCCAGTCACTACAAGAGGTTTTTCCGGAGATTGATAGGAGCGGAATTAACGTAAGTAGAGTTTGCTATGAGAGTTTTGATGCTGATATTTACATAAACGATAAGGCTACTGTATTCGCAAAAGCTAAGAAAATTGAAAAAATCATTGTTTCTGAAACGCAGAACTTAGATGATTCCGAAAACTTTCGTAGAATACTTAAATGGCTTACCAACAAGAACGATGCATTTGTAACTGGTGAGCGAAATACCTATATTTTTAAGTTGGCATCAGCATGTTGCAGGTTCGGAATTGAAGAAAACGCCGCATTAGGCCTTATTTCGGCAGAATATACCGTAAGCAATGACTTTACTATGTCGGAGATGAAAAGTGCCGTAAAGAGCGGATATAGGGCAAATAGAGGCAATTTTGGAACAGCTTCCATCCAGAAAGAGAAGCTTGTTAATAAAACAACCAATTATGAGATTGATGTAAAGAAGGAATTTACAGAAGAAAATGGTGAAAATTACAGGATTGAAGATGTTGTGTATGGTATTGATGTAAAAGATAGGGCTTTATCAATTAATGAAAAGGGTTTTGAGAAGATTATGGGTATAGGTGTACCTGAAATGGATTATTTATTTAAACCAAAAAGAGGGGAAATTACCCTTTTGACTGGTATTGGTAACTACGGTAAAACCGCTTGGCAGAAATCACAGATTTTATCAAGAATCATTATGTACGGCGAAAAGGTAGCTACATTTTCACCAGAAGATACTCCAGCTGAAGAATATTTTCATGATTATGTGGAGATGTTGTTAGGATGTGAGTGTACGCCTTTCAATCCAAATAGACCATCAAATGAAATATACGAAGCTGCCTATGATTTTATATCAAAGCATATTTTTTACATCAGCGCAGAAATGCTTTCTCCTACTCCTCAGTATATCAAAGAGAAGTTTCTTGAGTTAATTGTTCAAGAAAAGGTTGACTTCTGTTGTATTGATCCATTTAACCAAATGACAAATGACTATAAAGGTTTTGGTGGTAGAACTGATAAATATCTTGAAACATTGCTATCAGATTTCTCAAGATTTGCAAAAAAGAATGATGTTTATTTTTGGATTGTAGCGCATCCTAAATTGATGGAAAGAGATAGGTCAGGCAACTATAAATGTCCAGATGTATTTGATATTGCAGACGGTGCAATGTGGAATAATAAAATGGATAATATAACTGTTTATCATAGACCGTTTGCGCAAACAGATCCAAATAATCCTTTAGCAGAATTTCATTCTAAAAAAATTAAAAAGAAAAGTGTTGGTAGAAAAGGTTTTATGTTAGTTGAATATTTATGGGAAAGAAGAAGATTTTTTATTGAAGGGAAAGATTTTATACAAGATATGTTAAATAAAAAAAGTTATGATTTTTGGAAGCGTAAAGAAGCAAGTCAGGCTTGGCTTCCGTACAAAAATGATGATGGCGAAGAAGTAATATTTTAATAACTATAAAAAACAAAACAATGATTAGAATTTCAGTAATCGGAAGATTAGGACAAGATGCAATCGTAAACAATGTGAATGGTAAGACGGTGATTAATTTCTCAATGGCTTACAGTGAAAAATTTAAAAAACAAGATGGTCAAGAGGTTGATAAAACGACTTGGATTTCTTGTGCTTATTGGACAGAAAAAATAAATGTTGCAAATTACTTAAAAAAAGGTACCTTGATTTATATGGAAGGCAAACCAGAAGCTAAAACTTATTTGAATAATAGTACAAATGAAACTATTGCTCAATTGCACGCAAGAGTGGCAAGCCTTCAATTACTATCTGGTAAACAAGAAGAAGCTCCATTTTAATGTATATTCATGAATTAAAAAATATAATAGATGTCCATACTCCACTCGGAAAAGGAAAAGCAATTGCATGGATTGATTACGGAAGCGAAGTCAACACTGTTTGGAAAGTTATATTACACGACAGTGGTATCGTGCGGAACTTTTACGACACCGACATTATCGTCTACCCAAATAAGATGGACGGCGGAAGTATTGACTTAGATTACTTTAAAAATAAATAGTATTATGCAACAAGAACTACAATTTGATGGTGCTGATTATGTAAAAGAAAGGGATTACCAAAGATTGGCAAATAATCATCATAAATTAAGAGAGTTAATGAAAGACTCTGTTTATAGGACTCTTGGGGAAATATCTCATTTTACCGGTATTCCTGAAGCTTCAGTATCTGCTGGGTTAAGGGATTTTAGGAAAGAAAAGTTTGGGGGTCATTCTCTGAATAAAAGATATGAAAAAAATGGTTTATATTCGTACCAATTAATCCTTAAAAAAGAGCAAAATGGCGAAAATCAAATCAGATCCTAGAAAAATTACATTTGGTAAAAGAAAAACAGGAAGTGCAAAAAAAACTTATAACAAACACACTCCTAAGCCTAAAGAATACAGGGGTCAGGGGAGATAAAAATTAAAAAATGGATTTGGAATTAATTTTACAAATGGCCGAAGAATGTTTGGCATTAAAACCTGATGGGTTTGATGGAAGCACAGACGGTTATGATAAAGCTATTCTTGGATTAACGGATAATGGTCAGCTTGTGTACTCTAAAGAAATTATGGTTGATTTATTATTGAATATGGATCCCGAAATGACTGAAGAAGATGCTTGGGAATTTTTAGAATACAATTGCTTCAATGCTTACGTTGGAGAACAAACACCAATTTTTGTAAATCAATACTAACTATGAATAACAAAGCCGCCAAAAAACTAAGAAGATTATCTGTTGCCCTAGCTGCCGGTTCAGGCAAAACTATTGATGATGCAGAAAGAATCTACAAAAATCTAAAAACAGTATATAAAGAAAATAAAAAAGCCCCTAAAAAATAGGGGCCTAATTTATTTAAGCGTTTGCAGCTGAATTAATTTGTGCTACAGTAGAAGTTGTATAAAACAATACTGGTACTTGATTCAAGCCAGTAGGTGCTACTTCAACTATTGAGTTCATAGTTACTCCGTTTGCTACTGTTCCAGAAGGAGCTGGGTAAGCTACAAATCCTTCAACTGGGAATCCGTAAGCAATACCAGACGTTGCTGGAGTTCCGTTAGGGTTTAATAAATCGTATTGATTTCTGCGATATGCGGTTATTGATACTATTTGTGCCATTTTATAATGTTTTTATTTGTTTTTTAATTGTTTTTATTAAGCTGCTGTGGTTGTTGTTGTGGTTGGAGCCGCTGTGGTTGTTGTTGTGGTTGGAGCCGCTGTGGTTGTTGTTGTGGTAGATGTTGTTGTAGTCGTAGTTGTTGTTGTAGCAATACCACTACCGTTAATAGCTGCAATTAATCCAGCAACAGTTGCATTGCTGTATAATTTTTCAGCTGGTTGATTTAAACCACTAGGGTAGATGAGAATTAAAGAGTTCATCTGTACACCATTTGCTACAACTGTAGATGGTTGAACCTGTAAGTCGGCTGTTGGTAAAGAAAATAAAACACCGCTAGTTGCAGGAGTACCGTTAGGATTTGTTAAATCGTATTGATTTCTACGATAAACATAAACTGATAAATGATTTGCCATTTTTTAAATTGTTTTTATTGTTATGAATTTTTTTTGGGCAATACAAATATAATGCATTTTATGCAATTAAAAATTGATTAAGTTAATAAAATCACTACCTTTGAATTAAATTAATTAAATATGAAATTAATCGCTCCGTCAAATAGAGTTATTATTAAAGTTGATTTAGAAAGTAAAAACAGCCATACTTTCAAGGATGGTACTAAAATTAAGCTTGAAAGAGTTTATGATAATTTTAATATGCGTTACGTTAAACCAGTAAACGCAACAGTTGTGGCAGCTAAGGATATTCCAGAAGGTGCTGAAATACTGATACATCATAATGCTACGCACGACACATACAAGCTTTTTAATTATTTAAGACCAACAGCTGAGGCATCTTCAGATATTCAGTATTTCTCAATACCTATTGAAGAATGTTTCTTATGGAGAAATGGTCAAAATCAAGCTTGGCAGCCACTTAATAATTTTGTTACAGGGTTAAGAGTTTTTGAGCCGTATAATGGATTTTTAGAAGGCATACCACCTACTTTGATTAAAAATAAAATATATGTTACAAGTGGAGATTTAATCGGGAAGGTTGTAACTACATTAATATCAAGTGATTATGAAATTATTTATCAAAATGATGATGGCACTGAAGGTAAAATAATTAGATTAAGATATTATCCAGAAGGCCATGAAAGAAATGAGGTAATTGCTATTGATCATAATTTAACATCAAGAGTAATTAATAATGAAGTTTTAATTGGATATGGAATTTCTGATGCATCAAGATTAGTAATAACAACCCCTGACGTAATATGTCTGAATTAGAGGAAAAAATAAAAGAGTTAGAAAAATCAAATGCCTATTTAATGGGTAGACTAGCTTATTATGAACAAAATGGTTCTGTTAAGTTATATTATAGTTTACAAAGAAAAGCAAATGAAATAGCTGAATTATTAAATGCAAATCAACTAACTAATAATATGTTAGAAGATCCGAAAGATAAAACTTTTGAAAGATTGCAGAAACTTTGGTCTGAGGCTGGTACTATTACTGAATCTATTAAATCATTAGAAATATCCGCAGGCATTAATCAGGAAGGTAAAGAAAGCAAAAAAGAGGCTGTTGTAATAAATAAAAGACCATTTTCACCAGAAAGTGTTGCTGATGAAATTGGTGAATTAGCAGGCAAACGCTCATAATATGTACGAAAAAATTGAAAAAGGTTCCACGATTCACATTCAGGGATTAGACTGTAATCTTCCACCTGAAGGATATGTATTCAATATATTGACTAAGCAGGTTGAGTTTAGAGGTGTTTATCAAAGGTCAGATGTTCAATCACAGCAGTACTGGAAAAGAATACCGTTACCATCTTGGTATGCAGATACTATGAAAGAATGGGACGAGTATGATAAAAAGAAAAAAGATGATGCTCCGGAGTTCTATGATGAGAATCTGGAGGATTTTAAGAAGCAAGAGTGGGATAGGAGATTGAATGGCTTTTGGTACATGAATAATGGTAAACCTACCTATTTAACAGGTATGCACTATTTGTATTTGCAATGGTGGAGTATAGATATTGGTTATCCTAAATTCAGGATTCCAGATTTAGAGAAGTTCTATTTTATGGATTATTGCATACAGGATCCGCTTTGTATGGGTATGCTTGAGGTTACAAAAAGACGTTTTGGTAAGTCTTTTGTGGCTGGTTTGTTTGTTACAGAGTATACTACCAGAACGAAAATGACAAATGGTGGTATTCAATCTAAAACCGGTTCGGATGCTAAGAAATTCTTTGCTAAGACAGTTGTGAACCCATTCAGGAGGCTTCCTAAGTTTTTCAGACCTGAATATGATATGTCTTTGGGTGTTAATCCAAAATCTGAAATGAGGTTCCAAAAAACAAACGTAAGAGGAAAGAAGGCAGAGGATAATGTAGATAAAGATGAACTAGGTTCAGTTATTGACCATCAGTCTGCTGATACAGTAGCTTATGATGGACAGAAGTTGCATAGATATGTCGCGGACGAGTGTGGTAAAACAACTGAAGTAAACGTATATGATAGACACGAGGTTGTTCGTTATTGCTTATTAGATGATGAAGGTAAAATCATTGGTAAAGCTCTTTATACTACTACTGTAGAAAAGCTTACATCTGAAAAAGATGGAGTTCAGGATGCATTTAAGTTGCTATGGGAAGAAAGTAATCAGGAGAAAAGACAACAAAATGGAGCTACATCAAGTGGTTTGTATAGATTTTTTATGTCTGCCAAAAGAACAAGAAACTTTGATGATTTTGGATTTCCAGATGAAGAAAAAACTTTATTGCAAATTGAAGCAGATAGGGAAACAGTTAAAAATAACCCAAGAGCATTATCGGCTCGTATTAGAAAAGAGCCATTAACGATTGATGAGGCATTTAGTACAGATGCTGACGGCTGTATATTTAATGTAATGAATATTAGCGCAAGAGAGTCTTATTTAAAAGAAAACCCAGTATTGAAGCGTCATATTGTATTTTACAGAGATATTGACCAAACTGTCAAATGGAGAAATATCAATGAAAAAGAAGAAGATTTTCATTGGGTTATTACTCAATTTCCACCTGTTGGAAAAGAGAACAGCCATGTGTTTGATATTAGAACAAAAAAGCCCGGAAGGACAGATGATGGCGCTATCGCAATTGACGGATATAGTAATAGTCAAGGAGGTAAATATGGATCTAAGGCATCAGCTTGGATTGGCAGAAGGTACAATTTGTTAGATCCATCTAATACTGGTAAGGCCATAGGGCATTTGTATGGAAGGCCGCATATCAAAGAAACATTGCACGAACAGGTGCTTTTGGCTGCTGAATATTATGGTTATCAAGCTTGGTATGAGCATAATAGTGATGATTATTTATCTTATTTTAGGGAAAGAGGCAGAGTTGGGTATTTAGGTTCTTACCCTATTTCTACAATAGATCCATCAAAAAGAGAAACAGCAGAAAGATACAAGGGATTCCCTACTACTCCATTTAGTTTAACAAAACAAGCGGATGTTGGTATTATGTACTTTGAATCTCATATAAATTCTATAGATTTTGAGAATTTATTAGAAGATGCCAAAAAATTTGATCCAAATAATAGAACAGACTATGACATAACTGTGTCATTTTTGATGCTTATAGTTTGTTTAATGGAGCCTATTATAAAACAGCCAAAGAGAGAACCATTGGTAAAAAGCTACGTTCCTTCTTTTAATTAATTAAAATTTTTATTAAATTCTGGAGATTTAGTATATTTGACACAAAATATATTCAAATTGGCAGAGAGTCCTTTATACATATCCTCGGCAAATAGTAGTGGGCAGTCACTTAAAGACTTCCAAATTACTACTGATATAGCGTCTAAAAAAGATTATTTATACGGTAAAAATGTTGCCCAAAATATCTATTCTACAATTTATGGTAACCAAACTTATTTTTGGTTAAGAAACAATAGATTTAGAAAAAACAGACAAATTGCTAACGGTAAGGTAGACATGAGCGTGTTTATGGACCGATTGGAAATGAATGCTAAAGCCAATTTTGTAAATATTAACTGGAAATCAATTATCATAGGTAATACTATTGTTGCTAGATTAGTTGGTTCATGGATGAGTCGCAAAGAAAAAATCACAGTTTCTGCTAATGATTCCGCATCTGCAATGCTAAAACAAAGACAAGCAGATGAAGCTGAATTTTTATACAAAAATAAAGAAACACTTGCTCAGCTTCAGCAAGAATCTGGTGTTGAGATTATTCCAAAAGATAAATTTGTTGCAGAAGATAGGGATGAGTTAGATCAATGGATAATGGAGTTTAATCATTTACCTGAAGAAATATTGTACAGCATTGGTTGTAACAATGTTTTTGAAGCTAATGGTTGGAATGATGTTTTAAAACAAAGACTGTTACATGATTCAGCAGAAGTTGGATTAGTGTGTACATATACTTGGATGGATGAAGAAGGAGAAGTTCATGTTCAATGGATTAGACCTGAAAACGCAATTTATTCATATTCTGATTTTCCTGATTTTAGAGATACTACTTATAGAGGACATGTCCTTTCAATGAAAATTAGTGAAATAAGAGCAAGGTATAGTAAAGCAGCAGGAGGAATACTTTCTGAAGAAGATATTTTCCAATTAGCTCAATCATCAAAAGAGTATCAACTTACAGATAAGATTAAGTGGATGCAAGATTGGAATGTTTCTTGGTTAAGACCTTACGATGAGTGGAATATTGATTTAGTTAATTTTGAAATTCGTACACTTGATTCTGATGGTTATACTGTAACTAAAACAAAAAAGAACGGTAGTACTATTATTAAGAAAGGTAAGCCAGAGAAGTTAGATGAAAATCAAGAATATTTAGAGGAAAAAAAGTGGAACATTTATCATGGAGTTTATTGCCCAGTAACGCAAACAATGCTTCATTGGGGTATCAAGAAAAACATGATCCGCCCACAAGATCCAAAAGAAATAGGTAACGCTGAGTTTTCTTATAGCTTTTATATGTATGATCCTTATGACATGCGTAACGTAGCTGTACCCGAAAAAATTGAAGAGCCTATTGAGCAAATGATTTTAGCTAGATTGAAGATACAACAACTTGTAGCTAAAATGGTACCAGCAGGTGCAGCAATTGATGTTGATGCGCTTCAGGAACTTGACTTAGGTCTAGGTGATTCTGTTAAGCCAATTGACGTTCAAAAAATATGGGAACAAACAGGTAAGCTTTATTATCGCGGTAGAGATGCTGAAGGTAATCGTATTCCGGTTCCTATTACTGAGTTGGCTAATACAGGTTTTTCACCTCAATTACAGGCGTTAATTCAGTTATATCAATTCCATTATCAAGTTCTAAAAGATGAGTTAGGTGAAGATCCTAATTTAATGAATCAGGCTGCGCAACCAAGAGTTGCTGCTTCTAATATTGAAGCTTCAAGAGTTCTTGCTAATAATGCAACAGAGTATATGTATGATGCATATATTTATGTTATGGAAGAAACAGCCAAAAAAGTGGCATGTTTAATTAATAAAAGTGTTACTCATGGTTCTAAAAAATATAGAGATTTATTAAATGAGGAAGATGTAAAAGATAGAAATTTTGTTGCTTCTATAAAGATGATGCCTGATGATGTTCAGGTTGCAACATTACAGGCAATGATGAATAATGCTGTTGCATCTAATCCTCAATTGGTTATTTATTTAGATCCATTTAAGGCAATGAGAATGGCTAAAGAAAATGTAGAATTGGGAGAATTGTATTTTAGACAAGCTCAAAAAAGATATATAAAAGCAGAGCAAGAAAAGGCTATGATTAATTCTCAGCAAAATGCAGAAGCTCAGCAGGCTAGTATACAAGCAAAAATGCAAGCAGATAGTTCTATTGAGCAACAAAAAGCTTTAACGAAAGAAAAAGAAATTATTTTACAAGGAGTATTTGATTTAGCAAAAGCAAATATTCCTGTTCCTTCTGAGCTTCAGACGTTAGTAGCAAGTATGTTGCAGAATGTAATTGTTCCTATATCGGTTCAAAATGAGCAGCAGCAGCAAGCTTTAGAACAACAAAGGATGGCTGAACAACAACAAATGGAACAGCAGCAAATGGAAGAAGGTGCAATGCCACCTCAAGAAGAAATGCAATTACAAGAAGAAATGGTAACACAAGAATAAATAAACTTAAAATAAAAAAAAATGGCAACGGTAAACAAGCTCTTAATAAGACTTCAAAAATTTAGTTCTAAAATTAGCACAGTTGTAGATGCAACTGATTCTTTTAATGCTAATAGTAGTTTTTATCAAGATTTATCTGGTTGGGACTCAGCTGTAGTTCAAGTAGTAACTCCTTCTGGCGCAATAAATTTTACCACAACGAATGATGATGGTTCAATTGAAGGTCAGTTATTACCAGCTCCACAAGTTCCTATTAACTGGGTTACTGTTTTAGGTGTTAACTTAGCTACTAAAACAGACGTATCATCAATTAATGCAAGTGGCATCGTGGCATTTGGCATTATTGGTAAATATTTAAAAATAGCTTAAAATAAAATAAAATGGCAAGTTACGCATACGTTTTATCTAAAAATACATACCCAACAGCTTTAGAAGCATATAATGTTGGTGTTTCACAAGGAACCAGAATAGTTTATGCAACTACAGCAACTTTGAGTAGTGCTAATGTTCTATATACTGAAAGTGACTTAATACAACCAGTATACGGAAACGGTTCGGATTGGTATGGTGTTCAGTTGTTAACAAATACTGGTGTTAAGTATGCCATTACAATTGATGTAGATGGCTCTATAGTTATAGATTAATAACGAAAAACAAAATAAGCATTTATGCTAGAAAATCAAGACATGTCAGCTCCAATAAAGCTGGCAGAAGGTTACAATCCGTTTTCGGATGAAGATGTTGTGCCTCAAGTGCAACCGCAAGTAGAAGTAGCCCCTACTGCAAATGAACAACAAATCGTTGATAATTCACCTAACACATCTCCGGATTCAATTGTTAGTGATAATCAACAAACACAACAGGCCGATTATTCTACTTTTAATCCAGATTCTTTTATAAAAGAAAGATTTGGATTTGATACAGTAGATGAAGCAGAGAAAGAGTTCATGAGATTAATTGAAGAAAGGGAGCAAGCTCCTAGTTTTGATTTTTCTGATGATGTTAGTAGAACTTTGTTTGATGCAATTAGAGAAGGTAAAACAGATGATGTTTACCAGATTCTAAATGAGCAAAAAAAACTTGAAAAACTTACTACATCAGAACTAACAACTGAAATAGCGGCTGAAATTGTGAAAACAAATATTCAAAACAAGTTTAAGGATTTAAGTGCTGATGAAGTTGATCTTTTATTTTATGACCAATTTTTCGTACCTTTGAAACCTGAACAAGGTTATGATGAAACTGATGAGGATTATGCTGATAAGTTAAAGACATGGCAGGCACAAGCTGATTACACAGAGAAACGTCTGATGATTGAAGCGAAAGTGCTTAGACCAGAAATAGAGAAATTAAAAAGTGAGATAAAACTACCAGATATTTATAATGAGGCCGGTAGAGAAGCGGAATATCAAGAGGAATTTGAATATTTGCAACAAGCTAGGTCTGTTTATGAAAGAACGCTGGATTCTGAATTTCAATCTTTCAATGGGTTTAATGTTTCGGTAAAAGACGATGATGTTGAAATACCGATTTCATTTAATGTAGCGGAAGATGAGAGATTAGCATTGAAGCAAGAACTATCAGATTTTGATGGCGAAGCTTATTTAGAAAACAGATGGTTTAACGAGGAAGGAAAGCCAAATGTAAGACAAATAATGGCCGACAAATATGTTCTTGAGAATTTGCCTAGAATTTTGCAAAAGGTAGCAAATGAAGCAGCATCTCAAAGATTGCTTGCTCATTTAAAGAAAAGTGGTAACATTAACCTTAACCAAACCCCCACTCCGCAAGGAACGGCTCCAAGTCTAAATCCAAATGCTGCTATTCAGGAGCAATTGGCTAACTGGGCTTTTAGTTCGTAACTTAAATATTGCCCTTGGAGAAGGTGTTAAGATTAAAAACTAAATATTATGGCAGGAATACCTACCTCTAATATTCTGCAACCGGGTGCAATATCGCTCCAGTCACAGAATCGTCAACTGATGGTTGACTTACAATTATTAACCCCACAGTACTACAAGCAGTACACTCAAAAGTACGGTAACGAAGATTTTACTTGGTGGTTGGCAGCTCATAGCGGCATGGAAGAAGTTAAAAACTTAAACTACTTCTGGTTTGAAAACCGCGGTAAATTAATGCCGGGTGTTACAAACGAAAATACAGTAGCAGCAGGTGTTGGCTCAACTTTAACTTTAACTCTTGGTCAAGAAGCGTACTATAACAATGGTACTCAATCTCCACTTAGATTAAAAGAAACATTGCGTGTTGCTTCTTCAAACGTAGAGGGTGTTATTATCTCAATTGATGATACAACTCCTTATGCTTTCACATTTGAAGTTGCTCCTAAGCAAACTAGTCAGCGTTTTGCTTCAGCTGGTGTTAACTCATTACTTGCTGGTGAAGTTTTATTATTTGGCGGTGACGCTGATGCTGGTGAAGCTTCAACTCAAATCAATCCTTTAATCCAATTGGATCAAAGATATGATAACTATGTAACAGAAATTCGTGATGGTTGGAGCAATACCGACTTAGCACAAATGGCTGAAACATATTATGAGTTCCCTGTATCTCCTGATATGGCTGCAAATGGTGCTACTGCATTTACATACAAAGGTATGTACAAAACACTTGTACGTTTCAAAAACAACGTAGAAGCTAAGTTAATGCGTGG